TACTGTGTATTTATTATCAGCAACGGGATATTTCTTTTATTGAACTTTTAACAAGATTGTGTCTTGATTGATACGTCCGTTGAGTTTAACTTCTGTGGCCTTGATATTTTCTAAGAACTTGCGCAGATCAATCTTGCCTGCGGCCAAGAACTCTTTGATCTGTGCTTCAGGCTTGCGCAGAGTTTTGCTTACACTCTTGTTTTCATCGTATCCTGTGATACCCGTACCTTTGACACCTAATGCACCGCCCATGTCCTCAGCAACATACTTGCCCAGTTTACGTGTTTTGGTATTGTACACCCATAAGACCTGTGCGCCAATAATATCCACAGGATTGATACTCACTGCCTTGGTCACAGTATCGTTCTTTAGATACTTGAGCTTGGCCACAAGTTTTTCTTTAGCTGGTGGTTTGCGTACACTGGCTTTCTTAGTGGCTTTCTTAACCTGACTGTACTGTGCAAAGCCGTCAAATAGTGCAGTATAAAATGCTTCGATGCGCTTGTAGTCAGCTGACTTAAGGTGTGCATAGGCATCCTTTAGGTCTTCGTCTTTGGTAGCCTTTGCTTCGTTAAACTCAGCGCGACTACGCTCAAACGGAGCAAGAATACGTGCTAAGGTAGCAGGTGCTACGTTTTTGCTAAACAGGTAATCATATGCTTTAGGATCCACTGCTTTGCCTTCAAACAGTTGATCTTCTAATTCTAAAAAGTATAGTTGGTGCTTGTCTGCTATTGCGTTCATACGATCTTGTATTGTAGGCACCTTTACGTCAGTTTTAGCGGCCTTTGCGTCTGCTTTAGCTGGTGCTTCATCGTCCTCGGCCATTTCTTCTTGTAGTTTGATAACCTTTTCCACAGTGGCCAGCAGGTACTCTACATGCTTGTCACGCAAGGGCATGCCTTTAGTATGCGCTCTAACAATAGCGCAGGCTGTAAAAGGAGTTAGATTATCTTTGGTCTTAGCATAGTAGTCAACTGTAGCCTTATCCAACTTGTGATACTGGCTGTCTTTGCCTGTGTGTTCACGCAACCATGCTACAAAGTATTTCTTAAAGTCTTTAACGCCATAATAATAGTTGTAGTAGCGCAGAGCTTTACGCAGGTGATGATCAAACTCTTCATCTGTAAACTGTAGGGCACGTTCTGTATCCCATACGGGTTCTGTGCCTGTGTATTTTTCATCCACAAACATGGGATCACGCTGTGCTTTTTTAGGTGCTTTGCCTTCAACTTTAATTTTAGCCATATTTTTTCCTTGATTTATCCTGCTAACAACACTGCAAAAGTTAACATACGTTCGTAGTTTGCTATCTCTTGGTTAATCTTGTCAACCATTTGTTTATGATTTGACGTTTGCTTGCCCATTCTACGGCAGGTTATTTCTTCTTTACTTAGCTCACTCACCATGAGTCCGATGTTTCTACTTACCTTTAGCATTTCGCCACTGTATTTTTTCATGCGGCGAACAGGTGCTTCTAACTGTGTCTGCACCTGAGGCCAATCTACGCTGGTTTGTATTTGATTGTTCATTTTCAGTAGTATAACATCATTTCGTTTGCTTGTCAATCACGATAAATACTATGATAAAATAGGATATTCTAATGCCACGTTTGAGTTTATGGCGCGAAAATAAGGGCAACGACTACAAGTTCTTTGATCGCAGAATTAGTGAAATGTTCACAATTGGCGGTACTGACATCTATGTCCACAAGTACTTGGGCCCTAACGACCAAGGTTTTGTCAGCAACACAGAGCCCGGCGGAACAGGATTAACCAGCATACAAGATCTACTGTTTTTAGAAAACCGTGATCGCAAATATGATGCTGATGTTTATAAAGTACGTGGCATCTATCGTGTGAACGACAACGATTTTGACCTAAGTCAGTTTGGTTTATTCTTAACTGGCGATACTATATTCATGACGTTCCACTTGAACGACATGGTTGACAATATTGGTCGTAAAATCATAGTAGGTGACGTATTAGAACTTCCACACCTTAAAGACTACTATCCGTTAGATGAAGGTCTCAGTGCCGCACTCAAACGCTTTTACGTTGTACAGGATGCTACACGTGCCGCAGAAGGCTTTGCGCCCACTTGGTATCCACACCTATGGCGTATCAAAGCACAACCTTTGGTAGACAGTCAAGAATACAAAGATATCATTGATAAACCAACTATCGACACAGACGGTGATGGTGTACCTGACACAAGTTTAGGCAGCTTAAACAGTACTCTAAACAAACTGTTGAACATCAACGACGCTGTGGTTGCTCGTGCTGAACAAGAAGTTCCAGGCAGTGGCTACGATACCAGTTGGATATACACAGAGCCCGTGCTGGAAAATGGTTATCCTGGCGACCCCGGTGGGTTAGATGCCAGCACCATAACTGAAGATGCCAGCGAATCCGTTCAAGATACCACAGCAGGAACTACTCCGCCCAGTGCCAAAGTCACTGGTTATCTAACAGGCGATGCTGTACCACCAAACGGTGCAGTGATCAATGCAGGTATAGCGTTCCCTGGTACTGCGGTCACAGGCGACTTCTTCCTGCGTTTAGACTATCAACCCAACAGACTGTTCCGCTTTGATGGACGTCGTTGGGTTAAAGTAGAGGACAATCTGCGTACAAATCTTACTCCTGGTGCAGTTGATAATCGTACACAACGAGACAGCTTTATTAACAACACTAATGCTAACTATAAGAACAGCATTGGATGGGACGTTATCAAAGTTGCCAACAGTTACTCACCACCAGCCAATGCAATTACCAGCTCATTTAACATCAACACAGGTGTTGTTATAACTGAAATACGCTACAATGCTAACTATGGTGTCAAGACACTTATCAACGGCACACGTGTTAACAACACCCTAAGTAACAGCAGTGGTAATCTTGCTATCACAGTCAGCACAGTTAACTTGGCAGTGGGCAACATGTTAGAATACACAGTATATGCAAACGTAATTTACGAACGTCAAGGCCTAAGTCAGGTCTTGCGTCCTACAGCGGATAATTAACAATGAACATTTATAAATTTAGTAAACCTCATCCTAAGAAAGGCAAACCTTCTACTAAATGGAGTGAAGAAGCAAAGGCAAGATTTTCTCAAAATAGACAAGAATATTATAAAAATAGGAATATCGTATAATGACTGCATCACAGTCCTTCTTTTATGACGCTCAAATTGAACGCTTCTTAATCCAGTTTATCCGTATGATAAGCGGATTCCAAGTCGAGTTTGGCAAAGACCGTGATGGTAACACTACCCTACAGCGTGTGCCTGTATACTATGGTGATGGTAGTCGTCAGGTCATGCAGATCATACAGAACAACAGCGAAAATGCCATGCCTACTACACCTGCTATGACAGTGTATATTGATGGTATTGCCTATGACCGTGACCGTGTACAACAACCAGATTTTGTAGGTAAGATGCACGTGCGCCAACGCTACTACAACGAAGACACACAAGAATACGAACAGCGTCAGGGTAATGCTTTTACCATTGAACGCAGTATGCCTGTGCCCTATACTCTAACATTAAAAGTTGATATCTGGACAAGCAATACCAAACAAAAACTACAGTTGTTCGAACAGATCAGTGTCCTGTTTAATCCTGCCTTGGAAATACAAAGCACAGACAACTACGTGGATTGGACAAGTCTAACCGCAGTGTATTTAGACAGTCAAAACTGGTCAACTCGCAGTGTGCCCATAGGCACAGACAATCCCATTGATGTCTTAACCTTGAGTTTTACCCTGCCTATTTGGATAAGTCCACCTGCTAAGGTTAAAAAACTTGGTGTTATACAGAAAATTATTGCCAGCATACATGACGCACAGGGCGACCTTAGCACTGCTGTGTACAACGAAAACAATCTGTTAGGTGCACGTCAGTACTTTACACCCATGGACTATGGTGTACTGTTAGTGGGCAACAACCTAACCTTACTCAAAGTCAGTGAAATGGCGGATCCTCGAGACCCCACTGTGGATGCACAGACCAAAGTAGGTGTTCGAGATCTATGGCGCAGTTTAATCAACGTCTACGGTACATTAGAAAATGGTATCAGTCAAATACGACTAATGCAGGAAGATGGCCTAACTGAAGTAGTAGGGCAGGTCAGCTATCACCCAACAGATGATAGCCTACTGATTTTCAATCCTGACATTGACACCCTGCCTACCAACACATTGGCCGCAGTGAATAGAATTATAGACCCCACTCGCGTGACTGTGGATGCTTCTATTACCAGTCCTGCTGCAGGTGTCCGCTACTTGATCTTAAATGACATTGGTACTTGGGATAATCCTCCAGGAGAGGGACCAAGTGCTTGGAGAGGCACCAACGGACAAGACTTAGTAGCTCACGCCAACGACATTATCCAATTCAATGGCACTAATTGGGTAGTATCATTTGACAGCCGTCAAGCAGATACTGTACAATATGTAAGTAATCTTAATACTGGAACTCAATATAAATGGAATCTCAATCAGTGGGTGAAAAGCTGGGAAGGCGAGTACAAAAACGGCGACTGGACACTGGTGCTGTAGAAAGCGTAGGTGCTTTTATCTACTGCACTTCAACACACAGATATCTTTTCCTATTACGCAACAGCAAAAAATACGCAGGCACTTGGGGATTAGCTGGTGGTGCTATTGAGCCCGGTGAAAGTATTATTCAAAGCCTACTACGTGAAATACAAGAAGAATTAGGCGGCACTATTAAAGATCCCAAACTTATACCCATTGAAAAATTTACCAGTGACAACGGTAAGTTTGCTTATCATACATTTATTGCACCGGTGGAAGAAGAGTTTACACCTTTGCTCAATGAAGAACATCGAGGATACTGCTGGGTAAGTTTGGATGATCATCCTAAACCTTTGCACCCAGGTGTGTGGCGTACTATTAATTTTCAGAGCGTGATTGAAAAAATTAAAACAGTAGAAGCAATACTATAGGTCAGCTTCTAATACCATTTGTCTAAAGGTTATCTGTCTTAGATTAGTGCAGTAGCGCCAGCTTTCTGGAATCTTATGGCGTCCACTGATACTTACGTGTACAAAGTCTACATCATTGTAAGCATCAAACAACATTTTCTGTGCTTGACCCCATTTTTCTGAGTTGATCTGTGCTGTGGTAGCATCGTATCCGTTGGTGCCTGCATAGACATTGTTGTTCTGCGCAGTGGGTTCTTGACCATCAAATCCCAACATATAAATTCGTCGGTGTCCGTCAAATGCCGCAAGATACAGTGCAGTGGTTCCAGCATCTGCATAGACGTCGTGTGGTATTAGATAAAACTTGCCAGGAAACTCTAACATGATGTCCACACGAGTATAGACAATCTTGTCTTGTGTGTAGTTTGCGTTGACCATTTCCTGTGCTATAGCTCGACTGCTACAGACCATGAAGTCTGGAGTGTATTCTCTATAGAACGCATTACAACCGTAGGTTTGTAGTGTGTCAGCACCTAACAGTCCGCTCTTGTGTTTAAGAATGTGTTGTACGTTAAAATCTAATCTGCTCTGACCGTTGCCAAATACCGCTGCACGATTAGAAATTTGATTGTTTACCACGTTGTTAGGCACACGTTCGGTTGTTGTAGTCCACTGACCGTTTTCAAGAGTACGCTGGGCAATGATATCTTCCCCAGTGTACCCTCTTCTATATCTTTTTACTATATTAAGCATAAGCCTTACACTATATAAGTTGTTTGAACTTTAACATTACTATTCACCGCTGTGGTGCTGGTGTAGTAAAGTTGTACATTACCGCTGACAATGTTAGCTGAGAATGTTCCTAATGTATTACCACTGGCCAACACTGCGTAAGTTGTAATGTACGCATTAGCTGTGTCGTGTACCAACAGTAATTCTGCACTTTCTATACTTGTACTGTTCTTAACCTGTACAACGTACTTAGCTGTACTGTAAGCACTGCTGGAGAACGCATCAATAACCACCGGTGTTGCATTACTGCTGATATTAACCGCAGTTTGATCATGTACAATGTTAGCTGCAAATACATTTTTCCAACGTTGACTTGTGCTACCTAAGTTATAAGTATCATCAGCGTTTGGTACAATGTTGCTGTTAACATCTGCGTTAATAGCCACATTGTCAGTGTTAGCATCACCAATGTTAATCTGTCCATTGGTATTGCCTTTAACTGTCAAGTTACCGTAAATTTCCATGTCACCTGTTACAGTAACAAGACCATCAGTGTCAATTAACAATCTTTCATCAGCAGCTACTGTACCTGCTGTGATATAAGAGTGACTTACGTTGGCTTTGAAGTTTTGGAAGTTGAATCCAAGTTCAGCAACAGTAGTAGTTGTTGTCAATTGACGTGCATCGATCACGTCACCTGTTTCAGGAGCTTCTGTAAATGTCAAGACATTGCCACTGATACTGTATGAAGTACCTGGTATCTGTACAATACCGTTGACCATAACCAACGTAGCATTTGTAGTTGCTGTGCTGGATAATACAAAGGTATTAGCTACACCGTTACCGCTGAAACTGTCGCTGGTAATAACTGTAAACGAGCCTTGTGATGTTTGCCAGCTACCGTTAATGTAGTATTCAAATACGTTTGTGGTACTGTTCAAACGTATCATACCGTCTACGTCAACGTTACCAGAACTACCTGGACGTGCAGATGAACTACCTGTAGGAATAATCATTGCACCAGTACCGTTTACTTCCAATGTAGTACCAGAAGTTCCTGATGGTTTACTACCGCCGATTACTACTACGTCTTTAACACTGTCTGCGTAAATTAATGTATTGGCAAACTTACCATATACACGGAACGGATGTAATGATTGGTCAAGATTGAATTGTGCGCCTTCGCCTACATTTAAATTACCGCCTATGGCTACACCGTTACCTACTATAACTGCTCCTGTACTTGTATTGACAGAATCTACTGCCGCAACAACTCTTAAATTAGAGACAAATGCAATATTTTCAACCTCTAATGTATCAGCGATGTGTACATTACCGCCTACCCCCAATCCACCTTGTCCTGTTATAGTAACTGCACCTGTGGAAGTTGATGTACTTGCAACGTTAGACGCAACTGATAAATTACCAACGGTAGTAACATCATGGCCAAATATAGTCTGACCGTCTTGTAGTTTACCAATTTTTATAAATGTTGCGCTCCGGAACATATCAACATTGTTTACAACTGTGTTGCCAACAGTTATATTAGATTGTCCCATGTATATTGTAGTAGCATTAGGTAAAGAAATATTAGCATTACGAATACTTGCTGTACCTGAGGTCGCACCTAATGTAAGTGCAGTTGCAGCACCGCCAACATTTAGTGTTGTAGCAGTAGCATTAAACAAATTAAATGTTGTTTGATTTGTAGTTAGATCACCACCATGTACAGCTAAATCACTGGCCAAAGTAGTGTCACCACCAACATATAGTGTTGTTGTGACGTTAGCGAGATCTGCATATACCGCACCACTTACGCCAACTCCGCCTGTAACTGTCAATGCACCAGTAGTTTTACTTGAACTAGTAGTGTTAGGATTACCAAATACCGCAGTAATATTACTTGCTGTATTACCACCAACAATTACGCTGACTTTCTTAGTACCTGGAGTACTTGCTCCTACTACTAAGTTACCGCCAGCACCGGTTGTGATATTACCTTGAATATACAAATAACCGTCGTTGGCTCCTAATGCGTTAGTTAGACTGTTGTCTTGAGAGCCGTCCCAGTTACTAGTTGTGATACCCATGTCAATGTAGTGATCGTAGTCGCTACCATCACCTGCTGTAGCTACCCAGTCTGTTGTTGCTTTTGCGCCTGTATTAACATTTTGGAAGTTATTTTGTGCATAGTTATTGATATCAGCTGATGTTTGGAATACTGTGCTTGGCAGAGGAGTATAACCTGTTACACCTGCGTACAGTGCGCCAAATCCGTTAGCATCACCGTAGAACACACCAGCGTTGCCTGTTAATACATAACTGCTACCTACAATGTTAATGTTTCCGCCAACATATAAATTGCCGCCCACGCTGGCGCCGCCTGTTACACGGAACGCACCTGTACCAACTGCGTTAGCACTTGTACTATCTGTAACCTGTACAACACCGCTGGCAGTTACAGTTGTAAACGCACCTGTGCTTGGTGTAGCATTACCAATTGGTGTATTGTTAATTGCTGTAGCACTGGTTAGGCTTAGGCTTGTTGTACCTTGTGTGGTTAATGTTGTAAATGTAGCTGCCGCAGGTGCTACGTTACCGATTACGGTGCCGTTGATGCTTGCCGCAGTAAGTGCGCCAACGTTAGCTGTGCTGGTAGTGGTTAATGTTGTAAACGCACCAGTGTTTGGTGTTGCATTACCAATTGGTGTATTGTTAATTGCTACAAAGTTGGCTTGGCCTGCTGCCAATGTACCTGCTACATTTAAGTTATTTCTAACTTCTGTATTACCTGTAGTAGCACCAATTAGTATGCTGGTTGCAGCTCCACCTAAACTTAAAGTCGTTACATTTACGTTAGCTAAATCTAATGTAGATTGACCTGCGTAAACTGTTGTAGCGTTAGGCAAGTAAACGTTTGCGTTGCGTAGATTTACTGTACCTGTAGTAGCACCTAATGTTAGAGAAGTTGCAGCTCCACCTACGTTTAGTGTTGTTGCTGTGGCATTTAATAGATTAAATGTAGTCTGTGTGGTAGTTAGGTCGCCACCATTAACTGCAAGGTCACCTGTTAGTGTGGAGTCACCAGTTACTGCTAAGTTAGCACTAAATGATGCTGATGTACCTTTAAATAGTTTGTTTACATTCCAGCTGTCATCTGAGTCTGCATAAGTGAATGTAGCGTTAGCGCCATCAACTGTTAAGCCTGCGCCGTTAGCTGCAGAAGCACTACCCGCGCCTTTGGCCACAGTAATATTTAGATCTTCAACGTCTAATGTTGCTGTGTTTAGAGTAGTAACTACACCATCAACCTGTAGGTTACCTGTAATAAGTACATCACCACCTACGTTTAGGTTTTTAGCAACGCCAACACCACCATCAACAATTAATGCACCAGATGTTGTGTTTGTACTTTGTGTTGTAGCATCAACGTTCAGGTTACCTGTGGCTGTTAAATTATTATTAACAGTGGTAGTTCCTGATGCGGCACCTAAATTTACTGTGGTTGCAGCACCGCCAATGTTCAATGTTGTTGCTGTGGTGTTGAATAAGTTCTGTGTTGTTTGACTTCCAACTACCGTTGGATTGTTAATAGTTAATGTACCACTTGTGGCACCAATATCCAATGCTGTTGCTGCACCGGCAAAATTCACAGTAGTAGCATTTGCATCGATTAAATTAAATGTGCTAGCTGTGGTTGTTAGGTCGCCACCGTTAACTGCGGCATCGCCACTTAGTGTTAGGTTTACAGCACCAACATCATTAGTAACTGATAGATAACCTGTAGATGTCAAGTTGGCAGCAGTTAGGTTACCGCCTACACCCGCACCACCTGTGACAACCAATGCACCACTGGTTACGTTAGCACTGTTTGTAGTATCTAATACACGTACTACTCCACCTGCGGCTAAGGTAACATTGTAGCCCCCTACGTATAACGGAGCCGCTACACTAACATTACCACCACCTGTGGTTGTAACACTTACTGTGTTATTGTACAAGGACAATGCTGTGTTAGAAGCAGTCAATACTGATGTTGCATCTACGTTAGCAGTAATAACACCTGCAGATACTCCATCGTCTGTTAGGGTAATATCAGTATCATCACTTACTAAGTTTGTAACCGCTGTGGATAATTGTTGTTGTAGATAATTTAATGTAACAGCGTCTTGTAATTCTACAGGATCCACTACATTAACAATACGTGAAGTATCTACATCTACTGTGCCTGTTCCGTTAGGACTCAACACCAAGTTAGCATTGGTATTGGTTGTACTAATCTTATTGTTACTTCCATCAATCTTAAGATTGTTTACTGTAAGGTGTTTTTCGCTATAGTTAAAATTAAATGTAGCATCATAAACAAGCCCGCCTGCACTGACGAACGGAACAGCAGTATCAGTTGAACTGGTGTCGTAGATTGCAGAGAATCTACCTGATGCCGCTGTGACATTACCAATTACAGTATTGTTAATGTCGCGTGCATTTAGTGTTAAATCAACATCTAAATTGTTGCGGATATTTGTTGTACCGCTGGTAGCACCTAATGTCAATGAACTTGTTATAGGGAACGCATTGATAGATGTTTGCCCACCGTATATAGTTGTAGCGTTTGGCAAGTACAGGTTAGCATTACGTATGTTAAATGTACCTGATGTAGCACCTGCTACCACACTGGTTGCCGCACCAGCAAAGTTAAGGGTAGTAGCAGTTGTGTTGTATAAGTTTTGTGTTGTTTCTGTACCAACTACAGTTGGGTTACTGATAGTTAGTGTACCAGTGTTAGCACCAAAGTTTAATGTTGTGGCTTCACCAAATGCGTTAACTGTAGTAGCTACTGTGTTGTATACATTCTGCGTAGATTGTGAGCCCACTAAGGTTGCAGCATTTAATGTTGTTGTGCCTGTACCACCTAAACTCAATGTTGATGCAAAAGTAAATGCGTTAACAGTTGTGGCATTTTGTACAAAGAAGTTAACTGTAGATTGTGCGCCATCAACAGAAGTTGCATTAGGCATCCAAATATTGGCGTTGCGCAGGCTTGCGGTACCCGATGTTGCGCCAAGAGTTAATGTTGTGGCTGCCCCACCTATGCTCAGTGTGGTTACGCCGCTGTTTAATAAGTTAAATGTAGCAACGTTGCTGGTGATGTCTCCACCGTTGACTGCAAGGTCACCACTTAGGTCAGCGTTCCATGCTGTGATATTACCAGAAGTGCCGAGTGTCGAAAGATTAATACTGCCCTGTACCTGTAGGTTTCCTAAGCGTAGATTAGCAAAACTTACTGCACTTACGTTACCGTAGGTAGTGCCTGTTTCTGAGGTGGCTATCAGTCGGAATTCGTCTTCGCTCTCGTCCCAGATAAATGCTTGGTTTGTATCACTACCGCGATTAAACAGTAGACCAATATCATAGGTGTTAGTACCAGCAAACGCATTGTTCATAACGATCAACGGATCGTTTACGTATGTGTTTGTTGACGCTATTGTTAGATAAGTACTGGTACCTTGTACTGTCAAGTTACCTGTAATGGTAACATCTGACGTCATTGTTAGGTTAGCATTGAATAAGCTACCTACGATAGACCCTGCAACAATCTTGGTATTGGCAAGAATTGTTGAGTCCGTAATCTGATTATTCTTAATTCTGGTTAGGAACGACATTTATAGTTTAACTCCGCAATAAGTTTAGTTTTCACTGCCAGTTAGCCTACGGTTCCATATATCCCCTAGAGGCGTGGGTACAGTTAATTAATAGTATTTATGCGTACTTTGAAATTTTAGATTAGCTGGTATTAGCTAAGTGGAGTATAGTATGTAATTCTTACTTCGCCGCGGGCACCATCTCTACCAAACCCGTCATCGCCACCACCGCCACCACCTGGGGCTGTACCTGCTGTGGGCTGCGGATTTGCGGCATTACCGCCACCACCTGTACCACCGTTACCACCAAATGTACTGGTACCGCCAGCACCGCCCTGCGCACCTGTAGTTTCACCGCCACCGCCACCACCTGCGCCAGCGTAGGTTACACTTTGACCGTTACCCGCAGGTTGGGCGGCGTTTGTTCCGGGGCCGCCCTGACCACCGTTTTCTGCGATATAATTAAAATACGTAAATCCAGTAGGAATTGATACTACTTGGCCTGCGAGTCCTCGAGCCGCATTACTAGTTACTCCGCCACCACCACCTCCACCAACTTGAGCTGATAGGAATGAGCTATTTGTGCCGTCACCGCCTTGTCTATTGTCAATATTGACTGCTATTCCTCCTGCTCCTACTACAATACTTCCCGATGCTGGAACATCAGCATAGGCTATACTAAATTGCATGTAGGCACCGCCACCTCCACCACCTGCGGCTGTGTCATTAGACCCAGTTTCACCAGCGCCGCCACCTGCCCACATTTGAACAGTCATGTAGTCAAAATAGCCCGATGGTTTTGTCCAGGGTATGTTAGTTCCCGTTGTAGTGTAGGTTTCTGCTGCCGGTGGTGCTTCTATTTCGTAGGCTTTACGCCAGACACCACCAGATTTGACCCATATACGTTTACAGCGTTGCCAAACACTTGAATCTTTGATAAAGGCGTATTGGATTAATCTTTGTACACCGCCGCTTTTAATGTATGTACCCATGATTAATATTGATAGATTATATCACCTTCACTACCAGTAGCATTAGATGGCGGACCAGCTGACACTGACTGTACTGTTTTGTTGCCTTGGCTGTTTCGTCCTGCTGTTTGGACATAACCTGCTACACCGCTTAAAGTTACATAACCCGCATTTTGTAGTGTAGATATCGCGCCCGCCTGTACTGCGGCATTAGCAAATAAGGTAGCTATGTCACCTGATTGTACTGCGGCATTGGCAGTTAATGTTGCTATACTTCCTGACTGAGCTCCAGCGTTAGCAGTTAATGTTGCTATACTTCCTGCTTGTACTGCGGCATTGGCATATAAGTCGCTTAGAATGCTAACACCGTTAGCGTAAGTAAAGTTAGTAGCAATAATGTTTCCGACGGTAGCATTACCACTAACCGTAAGGTTGCTAAGTGTACCTACTTGGGTAACATTACTTTGTATGTTGTGTAATACGTCTGGAGTTACTTGTGTTAATGACATATTTGTAATCTATAAAACTGTATTTATCTAAACGCAGGGCCTGTAGCCCATACTACAAGACTACGTCTTACACCTTGCGTCACTGGAGTTACTCGATGTAATGTATAACTAGGGAATAATACTGCAAGCCCTTTCTGTTGATTAACAACCATCGGGTCTTTGCTGTTCATTATTTGTAATTTTCCGCCTTGGTATTCGGCAGGGTCTGATAACTGTAATACAAAACTCAACTTTCTAGGCGATACATCATTAGATCCTACATCTACGTGCCAATCATAATGCCCTTGTTGTTCACCGTTATAAATTGTAAACTGCATGTCCTCGTTAAATCCATGCAGATCAAATCTATAATATTGACTATTTAAACGTCTAATAATATATGCAACTTTGTCATAAAGCCAAGTAGAATCTGTATTTTGTTCAATCCACGAAGTTGTTGATTTACGATATTCTGGGTCTATTGCTTGGTGCGGTCCGGCACCAACTGATGCATCTTCAATTTGTCTTGCTTCGCCTATTTCAATTATTTTTTTAATTTCATCATCAGTAAAGCCATTCTCCCAAAATACATAAGGATCAGTACTGTTGAATGTTGGTCCAGGACTAAAAATATATGAGCTCATTACATAAACTCCAACCAACCTGTTAAAATGTACTTAGAACCTTCCAATGGAGGATTACCTCTATGTGCATGTACATACCCAGATGGAAATATTATTAATCTTCCTTGTTTAGCCTGTATTCTTTGTGATAGATATAAAAACTCTGTTTCACCACCTTCTTTTACGTCGTTAAGATATAAAATATAAGTTCCCACTCTGCGAGCTCTATCAAAGTTATCTACCTCACAATGCCATACATGGTACCCTCCTCCGGGTAGAGTTTTTTGAAGTTTGTATGTTATTATTCCGTGATTAGCCATATCTTTTAATACAGCAAAATACTCCATGTATTGAGAATAACACTTTTCAAAAAAAGTTTCATTGAAATCAGGGATTAAAGGAGTGTGCTCTAGACCAAACAATCTAGATGTATTATCTAGATGGCATGCTTCGTCTTTTTTAAAAGTACTGGTAGTTTCTGTCCTAGTCCAGGTTTTATTATTAGCTTTACTCCATTCAAATTCGCTAATAAGTTTTTCACAGAATTCGGCAGAGAAATAACCATCAAACACTGCGATTCCGTTAGATTGAATATCATTCATTGGGGTTGATTGTTCCTGTTTTATTTAGAATATTATCAAAATTAGTTAACAACATTTCTTGAGTTTCCCACATGTGATGCGGAGCATTATCCATAATTGTTTGTTCAACTGTTTTTAATGTCCCATCCTCATTATACCCGTAGGCTCCAACATTTAAAGTATAGCTGGTAAATCTAGTGTCTGTGGGCAAATATTCTGTGAGAATATCCCCGTGTTGTAAGTCAATATTTTTAATTGTATATGTGAATTCATATTTTTTCATTGTTTACTCCAGTTTATTGTTATCGATCCAGCAGAAGCGCCACTGCCGACGGTATAGTTATACGAAGTTCTATACAATACCGCAACGTTATTTGCGGTAGCTGTGCCCCCAGGACTAGATGTGCCCGGATTACCGGGACTACCAGATCCCCCACTGTTACCAGGACCACCTGACCCTCCTGGATTGCCTGGAGTACCTGCTGAGCCAGCTGTGCCGGCATTGCCTGGTATAGGTCCAGTAACAGTTACCCCGCCAGCGCCACCCGCGGCTGTATTTACAAATACAGTACCACCATCACCCCCGTTACCACCTTTGCCAGGGTTACCTGCATTACCTGGGTTACCAGGATTTCCGCCTGTGCCAGCATTCCCAGCACTTCCGCCATTGCCTCTTGCACCACCGGACCCAGCATTGCCTGGATTTCCGGTGCCACCATTAGCTGTGTACCCTAATACCGATGACGAATTTCCTGTGCTACCAGCGTTGCCTGGATTTCCTGACCCTGGATTACCTGGGTTACCTGAGCTTCCGCTGTTACCAGGAGTTAACCCCCCAGGATTGCCGCTTGACCCCGGGCTGCCTGCTCCGCCACCACCTCCGCCGCCACCTCCGCCATTGTAAACTGGCGCTGGACTATTTCTACCCGCGCCGCCGCCTGCGCCGCCAGCTCCTGCTGCTGCAGCACCATTATAATTACCACCATTGGTGCCAAATGTACCGCCTGTAGTGTTTCTTGTAACTGCCGCTCCGCCGGAACCTCCGCCTGAGGCATTACCCCCAGAGCCGCTAATACCTGCGTTTGCTGTCGATGCCCCAGAATTTCCTGGGTTGCCGGCAATTAATCCTGAAGAGCCGCCCGAGCCGCCACCACCGTTAGATGGCGTAGGTCCTCCTATGCTATTTGGTGCATTACCCCCAGGATTTCCAGAGCCTCCGGCACTGCCGCCTGAGCCCCCATTACCTCCGAAACTTGTTGGGGCATTGCCTGGATTACCACTATTGCCAGGGTTGCCCGGATTACCTGTTCCGCCAGATCCTGCACTACCTGCTGCCCCTGTTAAAGATACTGCTACTTTTTGTACTCCGAACGGAAACGATAGGCTACTAGATCCAGCAGTGTTAATACTAATACTACCAGCATTAATAATAGTTCTACGTAATAATGTTTTAGAACTTAATGGCATAGTTACCGCCCTAGATTATATAATTCAGGCAGTTGAGCTATTATATTGTTTTTACCTTGTATGTATTTTTTAACAAAATACGAAACTGGTTTGTCAGAGTATAATTCTGTATACACTATTAACGGGAATTCTGTTGCAAGTGCAGGTACTATTCTGTTAACGTCTAAATCTTCTAAAGACCACCAGGTGTTTAAAGCCGTTAACACTTCTGTGATTTGATTAACATCTTTGTAATCTAGTTTAATGTGAGGTATTGCGCTGTGATCAAACCAGGCATGCAATTCGTGTGTGCCCACCGGATCTTGTGTTGAGCTAGTATATACATAAATTTCATCAATCTTCAACAATGACATTTTTAACCTCCTTATGATACATTGGCCATTGCATAAGTGCCGAAGAATGTAGTTCCACCGTCTATGCTCCAGAATGTTAATACATCTATAGCATTATTATTTGTTGATAACACAGGTGGTGCACCATCTGTATAAAGTGCTCCTGTAAATGTTGCTGTTTTTCCTCCTACAGCGGGTTGTCGTAAAACTATAGTCACGGGTCTGGTGACTCCGGCTGGTGGATGATTTATAAATGTAAATGTTGTACTATTGGTTAAGGTAATATCAAATATATTAGCTGAGCTGAGATCAATATTAGCTGTTCCACTAACCCCGCCAACGTTACTAACTATTTCACCGTAGGCTCGTAGATTAGAAGTTGTAGTATGGGCTGTGATATTGCCTGTAGTTACTATAGCTGGCGCTCTTAAGTTTCCTGTAAATACTGGACTTGCTAAAGGTGCTTTATTGTTTTCTAAACTATCAATAGCAGCTTGAACAGTAAGGCCAACAGCGGATATATTACCTATGTTACTTGCGTAGGTTAGGTTAGCATAATTGTTAAATGTACTGAACGCATCTATTTCAGCAAAAACTATTGTTCCTGCTGTGACTCCTGTGGCCAATGTATAGCTAACATTACTAGTTTCTGTGTAGGCTGTAGGGAACTGTCGTACACCGTTGATGTACACACGTAGTTGCCCTGTACCTGGAACATAACTAGTTCCGTCTACTAGGGTGAATACTGTTTGTCCTGATGTTGCTGTATTAGCTTGACGTAGTGTGGTTAGTTGTTGCCCTACAACACCTCCGCCACCGCTACCTTCTGCGGCCCAAAAATATGTACCTGCCCCTGATGTCTTTAAAATATATCCACTTTGTTCACCGCTTGGTAACAGATTATCTAAAGCCCCACCTACACCTGATGTTGTTGTAGCACCAGTACCACCGTGATCTAACGCTAGCGGATTAGTCAGAGACAGAGTAGGAATAGTTACAGTACCTGTAAATGTTGCTCCTGCTA